TATGGTTTTGAATTGGTTATAGGTTTTAGTGCTGCGGACTTGTCCTTTATCTACCCTATCAATAAATAAAAACATAGCATCTCGCATTTCTTCAACAACTGTAAAAAATTCATCGAAGTTATATTCGATTAAATCCATCTCACTTGCTGAATTTATTTCTTTTATATGTTTTGTAACTTTTGTATCTTTCATTTTATATACCTATTAATAACTTGTAAATCAAAATGATAATAAATCATCAATTAATAATCCTTGTGCAGTTGGTACTTCTTTACCAATGGCTCCAAATATACCTTTTAAAGAATTATCTATTAATCGTTCTAACTGAGCGTCTACATCAACAAAATCTTTATAGTCTGATATAAACCATTCTGGTATTTGTGTTGTATCTGTTGGTATAGCAATAGATTTAAATTTATCAAAGAATCTTCTTTTTAAATAATAAACTTTAATCTTAGTTCCAGATGTAATTTGAATACTTTCATGATCTTCATGTTCAACTAACATTTTATTCCAATGTATGCTCGCAGCAACATGGCCTGGTAATCTAGCAGTCCATGGTTCTAAATTGATAGTTTTACCATTACTTAAATAATTACCATCACTACATAATTCGCCTTCAATATTATGTCTCTCAAACCCAGGTTTATAATGTTTGGTTAATGGATCAATTTTATTTTCATGTTTTATTTTGTAAGTATTACCATCTCTATAATCTTTAGCATTTTTAATTTCAAAGAGATAATCATTAGTATATTTTTCAATATTTTTTACACCAATTGGTAAACCAATTCTCATTATATTATCAATCTCAGATAACTCTTGTTTATAGTCTACTATATCCCTGGCAATATTATCCCAAGAATCACCTTTTAATAATCGTTCAATATATTCAGTAAGTTTTACTTGATATTCTTTAGGCAATGTAGATTTTTTTAATGATACTCCCATTGCTTTAATCTTATCGCATTTCTTACCTTCATTATCTACAATATGAATAATGTAAAGTTTTTTAGCGATAAATATACCAGAACTACCAATGATTTCTCTGTCAGTTTCAATAAATTTATCATAATCCTCAGTACAAAAGAATGATTCTCTCATAAATTTAGGAAATGATTGATTTACTTTTTTACCAACGGCATCACCAACTTTAGTAGCAGTTTCAATATCGGGCGCATATGTTTTAAAATATGTTGAATCAGTGTCACCATATATAATAGAGTCACCTCTCATATCATATTCACCAGTCAATAATCGATTGGTTTCTGCTGTTTGATGTTTAAGTAATTCTTGACCTGTAGCTGTAGTAGATGAACCTAATCTTAAATCATAGAATTTAAAGTACTTATTACAAAGAGCTCCATATGCACTATTAAGTTGAATTTTTTTCACCAACTGTAATCGATCATAGTACGTAGATAGTTCTAATAATTCAGCCTTTTTGACTGGATCAGTTTCAACTTCAGAATCTTTATAATATTGGAATGCTTTACCTTTAAGTTCTTTACGACTTACAAACCAGTCGCTCAATAATGATGGTAATATTCCTTTAGTTTTAAGATTAAAAATTGTACCATATGCAGATATAGACCAATTATTTTCCAAGAATACTTTAGGCCATTCATGTGCAGCAAATTCTAAACGTTTACCTTTTAAATCTAAAAAGTGATCATCAAACTCTAAGACTACTACTTCACTAGATTTATTTTTAATCCTAAAATAATCTTCTTTTTTGCCAGGTAATTGTCCAATGATAGTTTCAGGACTAATATTATTAGATTCTATAGTTTTAGGATATAGAGAAGTAATATCTACTGATGCAAGTTTATCATGTTGACCTACTCTAGGTTCAAGTACATATGCTCCATCAATAGTTTCTTCTGCAATTTTATTACCATCTTCATCTTCACTTGGCGGTTTTTGTTTATTATCTTCTACTTTAATATCGCCAGCTTCATGATGACAATAATTTATTAGTGCACATTCAGTACTTTTTAATGTACCAAAAACATGTTTAAATAAACCAGTAACATCATGATACATTTCATTTGCAAGTTGAATAAATCCAAGTTTATCTTCGAAACCATATAGAATTTCAGTATCTCGAATATTATAACGAACAAATTTTTGAAAGTTTTCACGATATAATTCATAAAGAGAACCAGAATATTCCAATTTTCGCATTTTTGGTAATTCTAGTTCAGCTATAGATTCTAATTTATAGCTAGGTTGTTCTTCAAACGTAAATTTCTTATAAATGTCAAGATAATCTGTTGATACTCTACCAAATGTTTCTATAGTAGGTCTATCTTCACCAAACATTTCAACTGATTTATATACTGGATTTCGTGCTTCTCTAAATGACAATCTATTGTAAAATGATGTACCTAGAACTATTTCAATTCTTTGAGCAACATATGGATTATCAAAAGTATCAGAGTTCCAACCAAATACCATATCAGAATCATCAATAATATCTAAATATCGTAATAATAATTCTCGTTCAGTATTAACAAATTCTAAAGTTGTTGGCAAATCTAAAGGTTCAATTTCTTGAATCTCTTCCATAAATTTATCAACATCAATATCATCAGCATCTAAACCATCAGGTGGAATTGCTATAAGATAATTTTTATTTTCCCAAAAATTATAAATCGATATGGAGTTTATAGGAGCATATGGCGTATCCATAACTCTTTCGAAATCTCCCTGATAATCTTCAGGATTAAATTCCATAACAGGTCTTGGAAAACCTACAGTTGGATCATAATCAACCTCAATATCATATCCAGTTATGTGTAATTTTGGAGCCTTTTTGCGATAATATTTATCAGATAATATTTTTAGTTCAGGTATAATGTCAGATTCATATTCAGTAGATATTTTTCTGTAGTTTTTACTTCTACTATCATCTTCATCAAAATCTCTACTACGCCTATCATCAGCTTGTATATCTTCATAAGTATTACCACCTATGATAGTTCCATTTCGATGTCTATACTTAACATGAGCGTTTTTAGCATTTAAGAATTCTTTTCTTGAATCAAAAACATGTTTGATAAGCTTATCACCATATATATTGGTATAGTCACCTGAATCACTTTCAGTGTAAAAATACCATGGTGCCTTATAGTCTATGCATTGTCTTACACCGTCATCGCCACGTTCCCATACTAAAACTTTCTCTTTAATACGTTGGGCTGTGATATAACTCATTTATTCGTCGTCTACTGCGCCGTATAGGGTTTCGTATAATAATTCGAAGTCTTCAGCTTCGGTAGCTTGTTCACTGAAATTTAATTTATGTTGAGTACGAATTGCTTTGTTAACTAATTTTTTAGGAACTTCAAATTGTTCAACAATTTCTTCAATGATTTCTTTTTTGGCTTCATTTTCAGAATCGATTCTAGCCATGCAATCTACTGCGGCATTAATCATTTGCTTTAATTTAGTGATGTCATTAGGATTTGTTGGTACTATAATATTTGACATGTATGTCTCCGTTGTTATTAAAAATAATATTATATCAACGGTATAGTGTATCTGTAAAATATAAATACTATTTTATTAAGGAGATTTATAATGTCGGAAAAAAATGAAGTAGTATCTTATATCAAATTATCTGAAGGAGTAGATAATGAAGATCATAAATTTGGAGAAACTGATAGATATCAACCATGTTATATTGAATTTGCTGATAATACTATTAAAGGTGCTCTATTCACTGAAAATGAAATTTTGAAAGCAATAACTAGAGCAAGAAAGAATCCAGAAGATATGGGTGATCGAGATAAGTCTCTATTAGAAGACCTATCTGATTTCTTTAAGTTTTAACGATAAAATATATAGATAATATAGTTTTCATCTATATCCATATAATATTATTTTTATATATTAGCATCAGCAGGTATATCACCAATAATCCAATTTACATAATCAAGATATTCCTTTATTTCGACTATTGTCCAAGGTTTACCTGTATCTAAATTTTTACTATGGGCCGTAAGAGCGTAAAAATACTTAGGATCTTGGCCTTTATCTGTTGTAAAATTTATACCAGCATCTTTCATATCAGCCGATACTTTATTGAAAAATGAATCATTTTCAAATTTAGAAGTTAAAAACTCACCAGGTTTATGTAAAGCTGATTCATTTAATCCTATTATTTCTTTTAGTAGTGTCATTTTATTTCCTTATTTATAAAATATATGATTGCCCAATTGGACAGTTTTTATTAATGATCCTGCCCAATATGGGTTAACAGAAGTATTATGATAGTGTGTTGCTCTATAAGTATTATCGGCAATCATTCCATTTAGTACCATCATAGCAACTTTTAAACATTTATTATATGATTTAAATTGTTTTGGTATATCTGATTCACCATCTTTAGTCCATGAATACATTGGTATCCATTTACCATATTTATTTAATCGTTGCTGATATACTACATCACATACAGTATTAGGCCAATGTTTAGATTTTTTACGCCACATTGTAACATGACCAACAGCAGCAATATTTTTAACAGTTCTTTCAGCTCTTGCCTCATAGTACATATTAAGAGCCATACATTCAGCTTCACTTAATCCAAATGGAATAGGTGACTTAGATTTTATAGCAGCAGAAGCAGATCCGGAACATAATAATAAAACTAATAATATTTTTCTCATATTATGAATATCCGTTAATCAGTTCGTTAGAAGGTTCAGATTCGAAAAATTCAGCAACTTCAGCAGTTTCAGAAAATATTAACCATTTTGTATCGCCAGCAGCAGTTTCAAATTTAATTTTATAGAAGAAGTTTTGACCTACTTGTATAGGTGGCGTATCCATTCTAAATTTTTTCAATTTTATAATGTTATCATGAACAGCTCTGGATATAACTTTAGTTTGATCTTTCCAATCTTCTATTTGACCACTATTGTTATCTAAATGATTTAAAATTGTTATAAAATCATCAGATTCTGATAATACTTCTTTTATTAAAGTCATTTTTATCCTATTTCTTGAAACCAGGTTAAGTAATTACCGGGAAATTGTAATCTATTATATACAAATTGTTCTTCACATGTAACGTTAAATTTAATAAAATATCCATTGCCCATTAAAACTTCTGAAAATTTATATACAAAATTGGGTGCCGATGGAAATAATATTAGTGTACCACGTTCTGGATTAAAGCCAAACTCATGTTGTTTGAATTCAAGTTTACCACCATATATTTCAAACTCATCAGAGAATGGCGGCTTATCATTATAGTCCGATAAGAATATAATTCCAGTAAAATCATTATTTTTAGTTTTTACCCATCTATTATTAATAAATGAACTATTACCAGCTTTAGGAATTGTACCTTTACATCCATGTGGTAAAAATTCAAAGGTCATATCAGATGTACCTTTATACTTAACACTAAAATGCTCTTCAAAAATTGGTAAAGATTTTTGAAGAGCATCAAATATAACTTCTTCCAAGTCTTCATTATATTTTAATGAAGGCATTGGAGTTCCGTTTATATCTACATCAGGTTGTATAAAGTTAAGAGAATCAACTATATCCTCACACATATGAGGAGATATAAAATCTCTTTCAACTATAAAGGGTGATTTCATTAATCTTCTGTTTGTTCTTTTAACATACCTTTAGACTTTAAGCCTTCAATAGTAATTTCGTCCATTTTATTGGCGAATTTTAATACCATATCATCAGTCATGTTACTAACATCAACGTTAGCCTTTTTCAGTTTAGCTTTTAAAGATTGAATATTATCTTTATTATGTGTTACTTCTATACCATCTAATTCATTTAACTGTGTTCCAGCTAATTCTAATAGTCTTTCTAATTTCATTGTATTTCCTTATTTAAATTTTGTGTTTGTTTTGAATATTGAACCATCAGAACTTAAAAATACATCAGCAATACTTGTTCCATTAGAACCACCGTCAATGTGTTGATATTCATAATGTAATGGTAACCAATAGTAACCATCATCTGTAATGTTTCCACCAAAATCAGAAATTTTAAGTGTTTTAAACATTCTAGGTGTCATTTTAGTAGCTAAGTTATTTGAATCAACAGTTAAACCTACTTTATCAAATCTGCCTCTTGGAGATTTGCTAATTTGTAAATCAACTGGTACTTTAACTAAACTTGTTAATAGTTGCTCTAATTTTTCTTCAGCATTTTTGACTGCAGCGTCATCAAATGATGTCCAAAAATTTTCGGTTGCTTCATCAGTTGCTTCAGTTAATTTTTTAGAATCAACCATTTCTTTTAATAATGTCATTATCTATTCCTTTTCATGTATAATAAGTCATCTAATGAAATGTCATTTGATTCAATAAGATGTATTATATTATTTATAACTTCTGTCTTAGAATTATTTACTATTTGTGTTTCAACAATATCTTTAGGACTAGAAGCATCAGACGCAATAGTAAAATTACCAGCTTCAATAAAGTTTAAACCTAATAAAATTCTATCATCCATGTCAGATCTATCATTAAGAGTGAATGCTAAGTTGTTAATAACAATATCTTTATCAGTGCCAGGTTTTGGAACTTCAACAGAAAATTTAACAATAGGTCTATTTTCAATGCCGCCATCAGCAGTTTTAACTCTTTGATATCCACCTAAAGGCATAGTAACATGTCTATCACCAAAGTCGAATTCAATTGTTTTACCTTTGATCTTAACATTGTTCGCATGCAGTGAACTCATGTCAGCACCAGTATCAATTTTTGCTTTGATATCTTTGTTTCCATTAAATCCTTTAAGGACAATTTCCACATTATATCCAATTGTATTATCGTTAATCATTTTTTATCCTTTAAATTTTTTTATTCTTATTAATAACTTATTTATCAATTCTTTATCCAATTCTTTGGTAAAGATCTGAGGCATAATTGATTTTTCAACAGCTATTAATATTACAAGTTGTTTTATACTATCTTTGTACATCTCATTATAAGCTATAGCATAAAATGCTGCTTGTAAAAAATAATTTTCAATATTATCTTTAATCTTTACTTTATTTGATGTTTTAAAATCTATAACACTTGATATACCGTTATACTCACCTATACAATCAGTTCTTCCAGCTACACCTAATACTTTTGAAAATAATACTATTTCTAAAGCCTTAATATTATCAACTTTATTAAGTTTAAACTTTAATTGATTGAAAAGTTTAACATTTTCAATATCATGACCATCTGTATAATTTTCTATATTACTAAGATGATCTTCACATAACTTATGAACAGCAGTACCTCTATTAGCACATCGTTTAGATTCTTTATCGGCCTTTTTAGGACCTAACATATTACGCCAATCTTCTAGCCATTGAGTATCTTCAGTACCACCTAGTACTGTAGTAATTGATGGATATTTTGTATCTTTATCAATACTATAGAATCTACCTCTTGGGCCAGTTTTCGATTTTATATCAAATTTTTCTACTGGTATATGGTTAAACATTTACTCTATTTAATTCTTCTTGTACTAATTTGAAAGCTTCAATTATAGCTTCTCTATCTTTGCTTTTACCTAATGTATTAAACATTTTTCCGTATCTACCACCTGTTTGATATGATTCAATAGCGCCAGAAACTGATGATTTAGCTCCTTGCATGTGTTTAACTAATTCTTTATAAGCGGCTTTAGCATCAATAACAGGCATTTCATTTAATTGAGTTTTAAAGTGTGTTTGCAAATCCATATTATCCTTTCAACTTTCTATTTAGGTTAGTAACCATTTTGCTAATTGATTTATTTTTAGAAATTTTAGTTTTAGAAACTCGTATTGCTTTACTTTTTCTAGCAGAAATTCTGCCAGCTTTAACAAGTTTTGGGTTTTTTCTTTTATTGCAATCATTTGGATTAGCAACAACTTTACCAGATTTTCTACCACTTGTACAACGATATTGACGTTTAATAACATTGCCAGTACGTTTGAAAGCTTGAATAGCAGATTCTGATAATATAGACCCCTCATGTAAAATATTATCATGCTCATCAGTATAAACAACTTCACAAATATCTTCAGGATAAACAACTGATTCTACTTGTTTTTCAGCTCTTTTAGCTATTGTCATTTTTTGGTTTTGTAATGTAGATAATTGCTGTTTTAATTTAGCAATCTTAACATCCAATACTTTAGTAGGACTACCTTCAGACTTTTGAGCAGTTCTCAATTCGTCTTTAGCATTAATACCCTGTTCACGAGCAGCTCGTTGAGGATTTTGTTTAGCTTGTGCTACTTTCTGTTTAACATTTAATATAGAATTTGGATCGTTTGGATCAACATCTATAGTAAGTTCTGTTAACAAATATTCCATTAATGTATTCTTTTTCATGAGTTTTCCTTAACGTCTAGCTCTATCACGCATTAATGAAGTCAATGCTGCATTTAAAAATCTACCAGAAACTTTAACTTCTTCCTCTTCTTCACTAGGAATAGCCTTATCACTTATATGATCAGTGTCAGCAGTTTCGCCGCCACCACCTGATATTTCATGTCGATATTGAGCTAATTTTGATAGTTGTTTCGTTTCTTTGTCTTGATCTGATTTTTTGTTATAATGTGCTTCCATATCCATAACTTCTTCAGATTTTTTAACTTGTGCTTCAGCAGCTTGAGTGTTAAGAGCAGCAATTTTAGCTTCAGATTCTTTCTGTCTAGCTTCAGCATCTGCTTGTCTAGCTTCAGCATCTGATTTCATCATATCGATAACAGCAGTTAGAGCACTTGTTGCTCCAGCATCATCTCCAAGATCATCGCCGCCTGGTTCCATTTCATCATCTAAAGATAATTCATCATCACCTTCTTCACCATCTTCAAGTTCTAAATTTGAATCATCATCGCCTTCACCTTCAATTTCTTCAACTTCTTCTTCATCTTCTGGAATAGCTCCCATTTCGATGTTGATTATGTCAAAATCATTTTTAAGATCATATACGATTTCACCAATTTCTCTATGACTATGTTCGTCATTTTGGTTATTTGATAATTCTGTATTTAATGCTTTTTCAAATTCTTCAGATTGATCATTTTTTACATATACTTTAACAATGTTTCCATTATCATCTTCTAATGCAAATCCTGTAACTTCTTTATTAGATTCAGCTGTTTCTTCAGCGTTTTTGATTTGAGACATGACAGTTTGTTTGTCATATTCTTTATCTTCTTTAAATATTCGTTTGATTGGTTTTTTCTTTAATGTTTTGCCTTTAGAACCTATAGCATTCTCATCTCTAAAAATGCCAGCTCCTTGGTTTACTGCAACTGAACCAGCTGAAATAGCTCCGCCTGCTGCATCTTCTTTGATATTATGCAATTCCTTTAATAAGCTCATCTATAAATCCTAAAATATGTTTTATTATTATTTATTTATAAAAACAAAAAAGGGAAATTAAATTTCCCCTCAGTGTACATATTTATGAAACTATATTAAACGAACGTAGTTTTATCTAATTTAAATCGTTTATATTTAAGATTTGATTTAACATCAGTTTGATTAGTATGTTCTAACCAATTTTCGAATGTAAACATATTCTTTTTAAATAATTCAACGTAACTATTATATTCTGCCCTGGCTGTATTAATATTAGAAACTTCAGATTCAGATAAATCTGTTACTTCTAATGCACTAATAAAGTCATTTGGAATACTAGTTGGAATAATTTTACGTTCAGTTATAATTGAACCATCTTGTTTATCATATTGAATATCAACAGAATCGGTCATATTTAACCTTCTGTAGTTGTATCAGTTGTTTCCGTATTATCTACAGCAACAACATCTCCAGCTTCTTCAGTTGAACTTTCACCATCTTCAACTTCTTCAGCAGCAGCTTCTAATGATTCTTGTTCTTGTTTAATAGTTACAATAATTTCACGTTGAATATCACGCAATGCAGCTTGAACTTTGATTAATTCATATTTTGCATCAACTTCATCATTTCTGAATACATTGTAAATATCAACTAAGCCTTTAACGCTTTGAGAAAGTTCTTCAACTGCGATTGGTGTACCATCAACATTGATTACTTTAATATCTTCTAATTTTGCCATTTTTATTTTCCTATTTTATTAAATTTAATAAATTTGAATTGAGACCACCATTACCAACAGTCTCAATTGTTTTTTGTTTCTCTCTATTTACACTTTTTAAATCCATGATATTTCTAGAGAGATTATCACCTATATTTGTTATCCTAGATGAACCTGGATTCCACTTCAATGTGATACTTTTACCTACTCCATCAGATGAACGAGCTTTAATACAATGATACCTAATAATACCTTCAGCCTTCATTTCGTCTGTAGCAATGATTGAAAACCAGAAATCAGAAGTATTCGCTTTAGTTAAACCACCTGCGATATGACTTTGATCTGGTTCCATAACTCCAATAGCACCACGATTTTGTTGAGATGCTGAAAGAAAATATGAATCATATTCATTTGCTAAATTTCTAAATTCTTCAGATACATGTTTATCTTTTAAAGATACGTCTGTTCCGCCAAGTTGATTGTTAGCCCCTGCTATATCAAGATAATCTAATAATATAACTTCAGGTAAAAATCCATTTTTAATTTCAAATTCCTTCAAATACGACTTGACTTTGTTGGCATTTGCTCCACTATCCATATACTTTACGAATAGTTCACCATATTTTCCACTATCAGAACATAGTTTCAGTTTCTTGACAGTTTTTGGTGCATTATCAATCCATTCCATCTGATTATGACCGCTTATTAAGCCATCAAATCGGTTAGATACTAAGTTTTCACTAAGTTCTAATGTTAAGTATAATATGTTTAATCCAGCTTCCAATAAATTCAATCCAACATTTGATAATGTCATTGATTTACCAGCACCAGAATTACCTGAAAATACTATCAATTGTCCTTTAACTAATCCGCCACCTAATAATCTATCAAGATCAGGATATCCAGTTGATTGATAATTTTGATTCTCAATCATATCCTTCAGTCTAGCTTCAGGATCTAAGAAATAATCAATACCTAAATCTTTTTCTAATGATATAAGTAAAGATTCCTTAATGATTTCAAAACATGTATCTAATTTATCTTCTTCCATCAATTTTATGGAAGCTACTAATGCAAGAGCAAATCCTTTCTTTTTACAGAATTTTTCTATCTCATCACATGAATATTGAAATACGTCTTTTGTTATTTTCCTCGTCGTTAATCTAATTTGAGTTTCAGCCTCAATCAAATCTGGAATAGGTACGCTATTATATTTATCACTATACTCGATTATGAACTTTACAGTATTTTGTAGTTCAGGTTCAAAGTATTTAAAGTTTATAATACTATGACATTTAGCGTATAAATCTGGATCTGATATAAGAGTTTCTAATATAAATTGTTCTTTTGTTATACTATCCGTCATTTATTTTTATACTTTTTTGATATATGGATATATTTTTGTAATTTTTTCTTCATTTATTGACATTTCTCCGTTATTATATAATGTTGTGTTTAAGGAGTTTGTGTCATCGACATCATAAATATCTAAATACTTATCTACAATTTTATCATTAGTGCTATATGGATATTTAGTAAGTAAAAATAATAAATCATTTTTATTAACCTGTAAACCATTTATAGCTTCAATAGAAAATGAACTACCAGTTTCAACAGTTGAAAAATCTTCATCGAATAAATTAAAGCTTCTAACAGTATATGTTTTACCATTATAAATTTTATTATAATCTACCCATGGAGAATTAATCGATGGATTATTATCAACTGTGTATGATATTAACGAGGTTGATCCATCAGGTAAATAAAACATTATATCTAATGTTATATTGTTACTATCATCTAATGTACCTATAGTGACTTCAGAAGTATTCGATAGCTGAACGTAGTTGATTTTAGTATCTACTAATGTTGAAGCTATAATTTGTTTCTTATTTGAAGATTTTGCTATAAGTTGTGCTATGCCTTTTTCAGGTCTAGGAAATCCTACTCGAATTTCATTGATTGAAATAATTTCTATATAATCGGGTTCAGTCTCTATAAGTTCTACTAAACTATCAGTATTGGTTAAATCAACATTCTCTAAATCTTCTATAATTTTAGGTCTTTCAATGAATATTTGAATAAATGGCGCTATACCCAAATTATGAATAATATTCCATTCAGTTAACTTGATTGATTGTTTGTGATTGTATAGGATCTTTCGTTGAATATAGTCATTAAGATTATCAACTTTACTAGGAAAATTACCTCGAATATGATCTAACTTAACATCAATTTGTGATAATTTTCCATGGCATCCGTCTGTTATAATACAGTTTTGTATAACTTCCAATCCATTGGTATTCTGTGGTATGTCGATAATCCTATTACAGGTATCGCATTGATATTGTATAACAGACATTTTAAAAATCCTTTTTTAAATTAGTTGTATTCTTGATGTACGTTGCTTATATTCTTTAACCAGAGGTTCATCAATTTCAGATTCAACCAAATATGATTCAATCATTTTACCATTAAGCTTAACTCTATCTGGCTCAGGTTCAGATATCAAATATGGGAAAAATCCGATTTGTGGTCTACCTTCACTATTATTACCTGCATTACCAAAACGTAAAGGTCTATCTAAGTGTAACGTTTGATCTAATATATCTACGTTTTCATTTTGAAGTGATGCTTCAGTTATCAGTTCTATACCTGATATTAATTTTATTATGTATATGCTCATTATTATTATTGTTGTTTAATGATTGGTATTTTATACGTTCCACCAACGATGGGAACAGTATTATTATTTTCTTTATTAAAATGGCCCATTAAATATTGAAGCAGTCCACCTGTAATATTTTCGTCTTTGTTACAGTTTTTGATAACAGCTTCAATTGTTTCGTTGTTACCAAAATTTCTGTCTATATATTCAATCTTGAATGTTGCCATAAAATTCTAAAATTTCCTCATATGGTAAAGTCGCCTTTATACAATAATAATATGGAATATTATAAAATATTATTTTATCATTATTTGTTAATCCACTATGTAAATTAGTTAAATTATACGAATATTTTAGTAATTCTTCGAATGTATCAGCACCACTTTCAAGTTTGTCTGATAATTCAGAAAATAATAATTTAAGATCAATGTCCATATTGTCTTTAGTGTAAATGTACTTATATCCATCTGGTATAAAAATAAAATATGGCGCATACCCATCTTGTGGAGTATCAGCACCAGTATAACAAGTCAATGAACGATTATTAAAATTTTTAAAATTTAAACTATTATCCATATGATTATGATAATCTTCGGATTGTGATTTTAATCTAATCTTGACTTTATCTTGATTTTTATACGATTCAGGTAAATACTTATACATTGGAATGCCCTGAGATTCCATGAGAAAATCAGAGCATTCTAGTAAAATACTATATTCTATTATAGATATTTCCATATGTTATTACGATTTTGGAATTTCGCTAATATATTGATGAATGTTTGTAATAATTTTATGCACTATATAAATTGGTGCATATTTCAATTTATTGATTTTATATGCGTAATCAACTTGAAACTCATGTAAATCAGTACCTTGAATATTTTTATTACCGAAATGTTTCGTTGCCTCATAAAATTTATAATTTAAATAACTTACCTCTTTATCTAAATCGTATGAGTTTGCGTATGTTCCGTTGTCCATTTTTTAAAACCTTTTAAAAATTATCATTTATGTAAACAATAAACCATCTTTTTGCTTTATTGTTTACGCCTTTTGCAACTTCTTTCCAAGTCAAATCACTAGCTTCTAGTGTATCGTACTCTTCTTTATTTATATCTTTAGCAATCCATTGTAAAAATTTACCTATGGATTTCATTTCAATTTCTAAATGTTGCTCTGTTAAATACTCTACACCTTGGTCTAATCGACCTAGTGTTACTGCATATTCAACAAAATCATCTATGGATTTTTGAACTATTGGATCTATTTCTACTACAGTTCGTTTTTTACCATTTCCTCCTTTATGACTGGTTCCTTTAGATTTGAACCACAATGATTCGTTATTTGGGAACTCATCACATGTAAAAACAATTCCTTCACCAAAACCTTTATGTCCAAATTTTAATGCCCATGGACATTCTTTATCAACTTTATCCACCATGTCCGAAATAAGATTTGACATAGATGGTAAGTTGTCAAAATCGATAGTTATATGATATGAAGGAATGTCTAGTATATTATAAATCCTATGTTCTTGTAAACATAAATCAATTTTATTTTTGACATATTCTCCATTCAATTTAGCACCAAAAATAACAAATTGTTTTTCTGGTAATAGATTAATACCACAACCACCTTGGATTCTAGGTCCAATCCATTCACCGAATATGACTACTTCATCTTTTTCTTTGATTGAAATTTCATCAAATAAATAATGAACTAAGAATTCTGGAATTTCAGATATAAATCTAGCAAAGCCAATATTATCTTCTTCAACTGTTATTTCATTATTCCTAGATTGATATGTAATTTTATGATCTTTTCTATGGATTCCGGCATTAGTTCCATGAAGTTTACAAGTACCAGTAAAAGACAATTTAGGAACAGGTAATTTATAATTATATACCCATTCTTCTCCAATTTGTTCATATCTATACAATCTTTCAACTTTTTTAACCATGTGTCGAAATTGTTCAATTTCTGTAAATCTTTCCATTATAATACCTTTATACTCACGTCAAGAACAGACTATTATATAATAGTATCATTATAGAGTAAATAATTTACGATTAATAAATTAAAGAATATAATAATGTTTTTATCAAATATAAATAGGATTACCAAAAATGATAGATCAACTAGAATGGGATTATACTTTTTTAGATATATGTAACATTATGAGTAAAAGATCTAAATGCAAGTCACGACAGGTATGTGCTATCGCAACAAGAAATAATAGAATAATCGCTACTGGAATTAACGGTTCCCTATCGGGATTCCAGAATTGTTGTGATAAATTTCCAAATTATACGGAAGAGCATGATAGAGAAGAGCACCACGCTTGGTCTTTATTATATGAAGCTCACGCCGAAGATAATTTAGTATCAGAATTTTCAAAAAATCATATTAGTAGTATTGGAGCTACAGTGTATGTCAACCTTCAACCATGTTCTAAATGTACAATACGTTTAGCTGGAATAGGAATTGATAGAATTGTATATTCAAAAAAATATGATAAGGGGGATATTGATTATTGTAATGAAATATTCAATCATTCAAAAATAACATTTAATTATATAAATTTAAAGGATCGCTTATGACAGAAACACCAAGAATATTAACACCCAAAACTGTATATACTATAGACTATCCAGAAGCTGTAGAATTTGCAAGTACTCAAATGGATGTATTCTGGCATCCTGATGAAATTGAAGTGGAAAAGGATTTACACGACTTAAAGACTAATTTTACTGAAGCTGAATATCACGGTGTTGTTACAACTCTTAAACTTTTTACCTTATACGAACAAGTTATTGGTAAAGAATACTGGTCAGGTAGAGTTGCTAAAATATTTCCAAGACCAGACATTGAACGCATGGCAAACTGTTTCTCATTCTTTGAGATTAATATTCATGCACCATTCTATAATAAATTAAATGAAGTTCTTGGTTTAGATACTGATGAATTTTATTCTAGCTATGTTGAAGATCCAATTCTTAAGAGTAGAATGGATTGGATTGACAGAGCTGTAGCAAAGCCAAGAGATAATGAATTCGATATTTTAGAATCTTTAGGTACATTCTCAATTATTGAAGGCGCAATATTATATTCTAACTTTGCTTTCTTAAAACATTTTCAAGCTGAAGGTAAAAATAAATTAGTCAATGTAACGGCTGGTATAAACTTTAGCGTAAGAGATGAAAATCTACACTCAGAAGGTGGAGCATGGTTATTCAATACTCTATTACGTGAATGCTTAGAGCTAAATATTTTAACAAAAGAAGATGTAGTAAGATTACAAGATAATATTGTTACTACATGTCATCAAATTTTAGAACACGAATCAAGAATTATTGATATGATTTTTGAAAAAGGTCATATTAAAGGTGTTACAGATAAACAACTTAAGAACTTTGTTGAATCTAGATTAGATTTATGTTTAGAGCAATTACAATTTCAAAAAATATTCAAACCCCATTATAATCCTATTAAAGATTGGTTTTATAAAAACATTAATTCTGCTAAAATGCATGATTTTTTTATTCGCCTTGGTTCAGAATATAATAGAAATTGGTCAGAAAATGGCTTCATATGGGAGGCTCCTGAAGAAGAATAAAATATACTTGTAAGCACGGACATAATAATAAAAATAATAGGAAAAACATGAGTAAAAGTATAATAGAAGAATTATCAGAAGAAAGAAAATATTTACAAGAAATTGGCGAACTACCAGATTGGTATACAACCCCAGGTTGGCAGTTATTTAAAGAAAAATATGTCTATAAAGGACAACACGTTAAAGAAGCGTACCATAGAATAGCCAAAGCGGCTGCATTTCATATGCCAAATGAATCACTAGAATGGGAACAGAAATTCTTTGACGTTATGTGGAAAGGTTGGTTAGCACCATCGACACCAGTAATGGCTAATATGGGAACCGATAGAGGATGTCCTGTGAGTTGTTCGGGTGGTTATATTGATGATAGCATTTATAGTTTCTATTCAAGTCAATTAGAAGCAGCAATGTTATCCAAAAATGGTTTTGGTACAAGTGGTTATCTTGGAGATATTAGACCAAGAGGTGATAAAATTAGCACGGGTGGATTTGCATCAGGTGTTGTTCCTGTTCTGAAGGATTTTATCCAATTATCTAGAGATGTGTCTCAAGGTTCTAATAGACGCGGAGCATGGGCAGGATATTTAGAAATAGATCATGATGATTTCTGGGAAGTTATTACTTATTTAGAAAAACATCCAGATGATTGTAATATTGGTTGGAATATTTCAGATGAGTTCATTGCTAGATTGGATGATCAAGATGAAGACGCAATTAATCGTTATCAAAAGACATTAAAGATTAAGATGATAACAGGTAAGGGATATTATTTCTTTACAGATAGAGTTAATGAACAAAATCCACAATGCTATAAAGATAAAGATTTTAAAGTATTAGCAAGTAATCTTTGTACTGAAATAACTTTGATGTCAGATTTATACCATACATTCACTTGTGTATTATCATCAATGAATTTAGATATGTACGATGATTGGAAATATACTGATGCTGTTTATATTTCTACAGTATTCTTAGATTGTGTAGCTTCAGAATTTATAAGAATAGGCTCAGAAATAAAAGGTTTAAAGAAAGCTGTAAGATTTACTGAAAAATCTAGAGCATTAGGTTTAGGTACATTAGGTTTTCATTCATATCTACAAAAGAATAATATTGCTTTTGAATCTTTAGAAGCGAATTATAAAAATTCTGAAATATTTAAGCATTTACATGATGAATCATTAAGAGCATCTAAATGGATGGCTGAAGCATTAGGTGAACCTGAATGGTGTGAAGGTTATGGTGTAAGAAATTCTCATAGAACTTCAATTGCTCCAAACTTATCATCAGCTTTATTATGTGGTTCTAAATCTCAAGGT